GGCCTATGGCCTTCCAAAATGATCCAGTTTGCATGATAATCGCTTTGGGTGTTCTGCTCAATATGCGCAATTCCTTCACAACCTCAAACGCCACGCGACTACGGCATAAATTTGGCCGTTCCTCTTCCAACCAGTCAATCATCAACAAAATGTCCTTTCGGTTAGGCGGGGTCATTGACCTATAAAGGTCGTAAATATTTTTCTGTTCCATGTGAAAAGACGTTTAAAAAATTATTCAAAAACAGGCTCTAAAAGCCCAACTTTCACATCATGGTTTTCGATTGGCTGATACCCGCCCCATGTGGCAACCCTAAACGATCCGGTACCAAACTGGTTTTTGTACGTCTCGCTAAACACACAGCCCCCGCCGCGCTTCATCGCCTCAATGGCTTGGTGTGGCGCGTACATCGTGCTTTCGAGGCGTAGGCCCGAAATGGCGGCGGCTTCCTGCGCTTGCTTTGCCATGAATCCGGCAAGCCAGTACATACAGTTTTCCGTTTTCTCCTTTTCGTTGTTGAGCGCAGCCCATACAACGATGTTAATTCCCGGAATATCTTTTGCCCTTACATGGTAGGCGGCAACCAATTGCCCTCCTTTGTCAAGGTGGCCACAGATCAAAAAGTCGTTGTAAACCGACATTTTGGACGTGTCCGGTATTTGGACGGCTTTGCCGTTTAAAAGGGTTTCACCGGGGTAATACTGTATGGTAACCGGGTCAATATCAATATACCCGGCTATGATGGTTTGGGGATGTATGGCCGTGCAGTACACGGCTTTCGTCTGATCGGTATGTCTGTATTGAAACATGTTGTTGTTGTTAAAAGTTTCCACAAAGATACATACATTGGTTTTTAATTGTCAAGTTTTTTTACAAATATTTTTTAAAAAAAATGGCGGCACATCATTGCGACGCGCCGCCGCTATGGAAATTATAAACACATTGGTCAATCAAACAAAGTTTTTGGTTTTATCTCGTTCCATCTTTTTGCGGCGTTGGCGCAATTTTCTACGGATTGCGCAAAATATGGCTCCTTTAGTTCGGCCCCGATACCAAACCTACCAAGGGAAACAGGGCTATAAACTTCGGTGCCAACCCCCATAAACATGGTAAAGCAAACATCGCCCGGATTGGTGTAAAGATAAACAAGTCGGTCACAAACGTCCAATTGCAAAGGATGGACGTGTTTTTCCGCGTCCGGGTCGTCTTTTATGTCCACAAATTTCAAAACGTTCCTTATCCTAATGTCGTCCCAAACTGACGACATATATCGTTGAAAAATAAGGTGAGAAAACTTGTTTGTTGATGGGTTTTGGTGGCCTTCATATTTTTTGCGCAACGCCTCAAAAGATTCTTTTCTGTATGCTTCGATAGCGTCCCCGAAATTCTCAAATGCGTTAAAGTCAAAACCCGGGATACCGTAGTGCGCCAAATGTTCATCCAACATTGGAACCTCCCCAAAATAATCGTTTACCCCGGTGGCGTGTGTAACCTTTTGGGCGCGTTCTCCTTTCTTGCAGAAAATCAAAATATAGTCCGGCATGGCGGTAAAAACATTGGTAGAATCCTCCACAAAATTTTTGTGCGTCAAACTCTTTACCATTGTCCGCATCCTTACTTTAAGCGGTTCTTTCCAAATCGTTATACGGTTGCAATATTCAAAACCTACATCCTCATGTAAACGGATAATGTCATCGGGAAAATTGTACAAACGTCCGGTTATGCTGTGAACGTCCGTGCAATGAACGGCGGTAATACAGCCCGGTTTCATTATCCGGTGTTTCTCTTTCACCATTAAGGCGTAACGGTCAAAGAAATCTTTTTTATTGGCCGCGTTGCTTAGGTCGCGTGGACTGCCGCTGTATTTGTACATGCCCATAAATGGGGGGCTGTACGCTGAAAAATCAATACTGTTGTCGGGTAGTGTCGCCATTACGTCCATGTTATCGGCGTTGTAGATGGCGTATTGGTCGGTTATGACGCTTTTCATGTTTTAATGTTTTATTTAATGAAAGATGGTAGTTTTATTTCGGGTTTTTCGTAACGTTTTACTTCTTGCGATTTTGAACCCGCTTTCAAAAGCATATCGAGGGAATGTTGGGAGCGTTCCGCCTTGGCATCTAAGGCAAGCATGGTTTTTATTTGCCCGTCCGTTAAAATCCTGTTTACCGTTACTTTTTCCTTTTGACCAAAACGGTAAAACCTTCTAACAAGTTGGTAGTACTGCTCCCACGAATACGAAGGGAAAACGCCTGTATTGTGGCAATGCTGCCAGTTAAGCCCCTGCGATGTAATTGTGGGCTTTGTGATTAAGTGTTTTATTTCGAGGCTGGCAAAAGCAAGCAATATTTCTTCCTTCTTGTCTATGCTCATTTTACCATTTATCTCAACCGCTTGCGGCGAGCATTGGCGCAAAACCTCCGCCTCTTTGTCCATATTCACCCAATGGACATAAAATTCGCAGTTTTCCGCAAGTTCGGCGGCTTTCTCGCAACGCTGCTTTAATCCCAATTTAACCTCTTGTTTTTCTTCCGAAAAACCACTTGCGGGCATCGAAAAGAGGCGCATTTGCCCATTTTGCCCCATCAAGGGGTTATCGTTTTGGATTGTATGGTTAACCTCTATCAGTTCGGGCAAACGGTACATGGAATCATCAAACGGTCCCAAATCAGAGGGCTTTGTACAAACCAATGACCAAGACGCAACAAAGTCCCAAAACGCTTTTTCCGCAAACGCCTTAAAATACCATTTGTCACCAGCGTGTCGGGCGTCAGCGCTGTTTTGGTTGTTTCTGAAAAACTTTGTTAGGGTATCCATAAACGCGGGGCCTCCAAGCGCCTCCGATGAGTTCAAAAACTCTATGTAATCGTTTGGAGCGGGCGTAGCGGTCGCCAAAAAACGATAAGGCGTTTTTGTGACAAACCGTTTGAACATGTTTGCCGTTTGTCCTTTGTCGTTTTTTAAGATACTGCTTTCGTCGCCGATCACGCAAACAAAATCGGCGGGGTCGAATTTCTCCATTTGTTCGTAGTTTGTGACCACGATTTTTGATTTTGAAGAAAAACCACCCTTTGATTTTTCAATGTCTGATACCCCTATCTTTTGCGCTTCGAGCAAAAATTGAAAGCCGACAGCGAGCGGCGTAAACACCAATACCCGTTTATTGGTATGCCGAACAATGTTTTCGGCTGTGACCAATTGTATCAATGTTTTTCCGAGGCCCGTGTCAAAAAATAGAGCTGCCCGGCCCATCCTTAGCGCCTCCGATATTCCATGCCTTTGAAAAGGGAAAGCCATATCCGGCATAAAAACCGGATCAAACCCGTACTGGTTTCGGGTGTGCTCCCTTGCCTCCACGATTTGAAGGTATTGTTTTAATGTTGTTGACATGAACAATGTGTTTAAGTTTGAAAACCTGCACAAAGGTAGGTCAACGGTTTTGATATATGCAATACCTAAAGGCAATTTTAAACAAATATTTATTTTGTTAAACAAAAATAAATTCAAAACCACCAATTTAAATTTTATTGTAAAAAATATATATCAAAATACTTGACAAGTGGTATTTAACACCATTACCTTTGTGGAAAAATTTCAAACATGGAAGTAATAACGAGGGGCGCAGTTATCAGGGCGCTCGAAAAAATGCGAAAACAAGATGGCGTATATGCTAACGCCATTTGTTCGGCGGTTGACCGGGCAACTGACACCAATCCCGGATATTGGTACAAATTTCTGTACCAAAACACTCTAAGGAAAAAAGATCCCTTGGAGCAGTTTAATAATACGGAAAAAAGGCACACCTTTTTAAGGGTAGCAAGTAAGAGTTATCCAAAATTTAAGGAATACTTGTTGGAGCCTAATAAAACCGATAGCAAAACGGTTGAAGCATACAAAACGGCTCAACAAGGGCTAAAGATGCTGCAATCCGCTTTAGAGCAAATATCCAAAGAAATTGTCGTTTAGATAGATGTTGTTTGTCTGGTCGCCCGTGGCTTTGAGGGTTGAAATGCGTGGCCGGGTTCGATCCCCGGCGCGGGCGCTGAAAAGACGGAAAGCGGGATTAGCCGCCGCAAACGAGCGGCGGCACCTTTTCTGTCTTAAAAATAACTTTTCATGAGATTACGGAGGCGCGCCCCGCCGCGAAAGAGCGGACGGGGCCGCGTTTTTTTTGTACACACTAAACACTTTAAAATGGTAGCAACATTTGAAACCGCGCTAAAATTGCGCGATGCAGGCTTTCCACAGCCTGAATTTTCCGACGGGCAAAGGTGGTATAATAAAGCATTAAACCTGAAAAACATAATTTCCATTATTGAAAACTACGGTGGTTATATTTTTTCATGCGACAGGTCTGGAAATTTTTACGGCCCGGTTGAATTAGGCAAAATGCCCTTAGTTTTCGCCCCGACTGTGCAAGATATTTTAGAACAGATACCGTCGTTTAAACTCACCTTTAATTGGTCTTACGGTCTTTGGGATTGCCGCCGCTTTGGGCATTGGGATTGCCAAGAAAACGAATCCGCTGTTGAGGCATGTGCCGCCGCTTGGTTTGACCAAAAAGAGAATGGGATAATTTAACATAAACCATTCCCCAAATTCCGCAAACCGTCACCCATGCAAAATACAATAATCGCCCGCCTCTTGGGCGGCAATAAGATTAGTTTCGACCCCGAGATATGCAAAGCGTTCGTCAGCATCGGGGCGAAGAACGCCGCCGCTACCACCGTTTTTGTTTGCCAGTTACTCAACTGGCAACAGTTTAGCGACATCAAAGAAAAGGTAGTTTTGGAGGGCTTGACCTATGTGGCAAAAAGCCCAGCCCAATGGTATGAGGCAACCGGGTTGACCGCCGACGTCCTACGCGGTTGCCGCGACAAACTTAATGAAAAAGCACTTGTAAAACAAGAGCGTAAAGGGGTTGGCGGGTGCATCATTTTGCACATTTCCCTGCAAAATTTGGTTGATTTCCTAAGTGATTTCTTTAAAAATAACAATAATCCCACGCAGGAAAAAAGCAAACATATTAAAGATAAAAAAACTTTGGGATTATCCCAAACTTCGGGGTTAAGTTTGGGATTATCCCAAACTTCAGAGGTAAGTTTGGGATTATCCCAAACTTCGGGGGGGGGTACACCGCTTTTATGTTTATTTAATAATAATAGCTCTACTACCACGCGCACACGAGGACATCAACCAAAACCCAATTTTTTTTCAAGTTCAGAGCAGCAAAAAAAAGAAAGAGAAAATTTTCCCGTGCATAACGATTTTCTTGAATGTGGCGAAAAATTTAATATTTCAGATTTTAGGCAAGGAGTGTTTGAAGAGTTGGACAGCCCCGCTTGGCAGGGTTGGCAAGTCTCCCTAAAAAACTACGGGGTGCCCCTCTTGGAAATTGACAGCCCGGAAAAAATAAAAAACCTGCTTGATGCCTTCCATGCCGATGCTACAACAACGGGCGCAAGGTACGAAGGCCATATGCAATACAGACAGCACTTTAAAAATTGGGTAGGGAGAAAGCAAGAAATAAAATCCACCCCAAGAGTGGCGCAAGCCCGAAACCAACCACAGCAGCCCCGGCGCGGCATGATGGTGCCCCCCATAAAATCAAAAATTGAAATAAACGAAAACGAAACGCAAATTTTCTGACATGCAAGAAGTAAGACAGTTTTCGCAAAGGGTTCTTGAGTTGATGGAGGCATTGGGCGGCCCCGAACAGGTGGCAATGATAAAAGCCCAGCAACAAGCGGCCCAAGGCATATACACCCCCCCGCCAAAGGAACCCAAACCGCCAAAGCCACCAATACCCGAAACGCTCAACTACGAAACGGCGCGACCAAAATTCAACCAGTATATTTTGCACCGCCAAGACCAATTGAAAGCCGAAAAGCAAAACCTTCATTTCAAACTGGTTTTTGATGAGCGCCAAAAATTTGTTTTGGACAACATTTTCAGATGGTTCATAGGGGACGGCAGCATCTACCCGACAAACAAAGGGCTTTGGATTTACGGGCAGCCCGGGACGTTTAAATCCGAAATGGTGCGCTTATGCTACAATTTTTTGTCGGACATGTACCAAAACGGCGAAACGTCCCGCCGCTTCGTTTATACCGACTTGGTTCAATTGTCCAGCGATTACGCGGCGAACAAAGTAGGGGTTGATAAATTTCTGGAACTGTCCACCCTAAACCGGGTAATTGACGAATTTGGGGCAAACACGGTTCCTTTGACAGTCAAGGACTACGGGAATGACATCAACATTTTTGACAGCATGTTTGCAACGAGATACACCAAGTTTAAAAACAGCGGATCGGCACACAAAACCGTCGTTTGCTCCAACATGCCCCCGAACGAGGCGGCGCAAATCTTGGACGCTCGCACGGTCAGCAGGTTAACAGAAATGTTTACATCTGTGCTTATGCCCGGTGAAGGGAAAAGGGGGGCGGCATGGCAAAAGTGAAAAAGGTAAAAGAGGCGGAAAAAGAAGAAAAGGTGTTTTACTTATTTGCAACGCCGGAGCAATCGGTAAAATTTACGCACATAAGGCGATTTAAGAGGCTTTTAACCACCTCTATGGGTATTGATGCGCACACCGCTGAAAAAATGGCTGAAATCGAATTTTACAAAGCCATAGATAGCGGTCAAATAGTTACTACTGACGCAATAGGCCCCTTTAGGGATATGCCTATTTTTGAACAAATAAAAACAATTGAAATTAAAAAATGATAATCAAGATTGAGAAAAACCCTGAAAAAGTCGGGGGCACATTTGAACATGTTCGCATAGGCTCCCGCACATGGGTATTTTTCAGGTCCGACCAATTCCCAAAAAACCTAAACCAAGCCCAATCCCGGCGCGGCGGCGGGGGGACAAAAACCCGAACCGACTACGGGAACAGGCCGAACGATTGGCCATGCTGGCAAAGCCCCGAATTTTTGAAGCAAAGGGGCAATTGATTTTTTCACAACTTAAAACACTTTTATATGAGTATTCAGGAATTTTTGAAATATAAATACGCTTGCCAAGCCGCCCGTGAATGGGCTGATGGCAAGTCATTCCAAGAAATTTGGCAGACTTGCCCTAAAACAGGCTGGTTGATTTGGTTGTTAAAAAAGTTGGGTTTTGAAACCCGAAATTTTCAAGAACTTGCAATAAGTTCAGCCGAAGGCGTCACGCATTTAATGCAAGACGAACGAAGTAAACACGCAGTTAAGGAATTGCGCCGCTGGCTAAATGGTGAAAGTGTTAATTTAATGGAAGTAAGACTTACCGCCATTGCCAATGCTTCTTATGCCGCCGACAATGGTGACTACGATTTGGCTGCAAGTAGCGCCGAATATGTGGCCGTCTATGCCGCTAATGCCCAAAATGCCGCCGCTAATGGTGCCGCTGATGAGTCCTATATATCCGTCCGTGCCGCCGACATTATCCGTAACCACATAACCTTTGAGCAAGTCGCGCAAGCGGCACAAAACCAAGGAATTGAGATATGAAAATTGACCATCTTTTGATTAAAGACAATGCCCCAAAGCATGTGATCGAATGGGCAAAAGGCAAGTCGCTCCAAGAGATTTGGGAGACTTGCGAAGACGGTTGCGTTTTAATGTGGCTGCTCGAAACATTGGGCGCTGGGTCTAAAACATTTCAAGTTCTTGCCGTTATGTTTGCCGAAAGCGTCATGTATCAAATGCAAGACGAAAGAAGTAAACAGGCCGTTAAAGATGCCCGCCGCTTTCTCAATGGTGAAAATACAGGATACCATGAAAAGATTCATAAATCCGCCTGCGAAGTTTATATGCCAATCAGAGACAAAGATGAAAAATCAAAATTTGATATTGCCGCCGAAATTGCCATGATTGCATCAACCAGTATTTTCGACAATCATTTGATTAGAAAATTTGGAGATATTGAAATGATGCCACACTTTGCCGTTATCGCGGCTTACTCATCAACATTAACGCCAAATAGCGCCAATATTATCCGAAAACACATATCTTTCGATGTGATAAAATTCTTAATTAGAAAATCTTTGATTAATTATGATATGTGTTCATTTCCAATCGCTTTATCAATTTTAGCAAAATCATAAAAAAATCGAAATATAACCCCAACAACCAACAACCATAAATTTTTTTTAAAATGAGAAAGTACGCAATCTTTTCGCAACAAGATGATGACGTTCGTATCGAATGTTTCACCGGTCAGGAACCCACAAAATTTGACCTAATGAGCATGGCAACCAAAATGAGCGGTCAGCCAAACGCCCGAATCAAACAAGACGATGGCGAATTTGGTATGACCGCCGTATCGGGTGATGTCAAAGTGGACAGCATAGTTTTTGATAACGACACAAAAAAACACATTTTTGACATATGGAAAGGGGCATAATTGAAAACGAACACGAAATGGCCTTACGGCTTTTGCAGAAACTTCAAAAATATACCTTATTTGGCTTTTACTGGGGGCTTATGCCGCCAAGGGACGGCAGAAAATGGGAATGTGTTTATTTTAACCCGTCTGGGGGAATGGCACAAATTTTTGAAGGTAAAACCGCAAAAGAAGCCTGTTTGAATGCTTATGACGAAGTTGACAAAATGATGGCTGACCAATTTAATGACCAAACTTAGAAGGCGTTTTAAATTTTTCAATTCGACATGGATGTTATCAAAAAAATTGGCTGTTATCTGCCTCACAGCCTACAATTTTATGGAGGCGGAGATATTTGGACAATGTACTCCGCCAATTTGGCGGGCGCGGTATTGCTAAAAAACGGGCTACATGATCTTGTTATAAGTGAGGGGAATATCGGGCGCGAATACTCGCCAATGCTTCGTAGTATGTCAGATTTTGGCTTATTAGAGGACGCGGCGTGTATGATGGAAATAAACAAAAGCCCAGTAAATGGGCCTAATCCAGAAATTACGCTATGGGCGCGAAAAATAGATTGGTTACTCAAAAATCATTACGATATTTTTGGGCTTATAGCGGCAAAAAAAGCAATTAATTCAGCATCTTTTGGCCTTCAATCTCCAGTAAAAACCCAATTTATACAAAAAAAATCCCAACAAAATCCAAAAAAAGCGTAACTTTGCAACCTCTTTAGGTTTTTAAGTTTGCGCACAAAATCATTTTCAGGGGCGCGTACTAATCACGCGCCCCATTTTTTTTGGGATTTCAAAACCTGACATCGGCCCTTTCGTCCGTCATCAAAGAACTGGAATCAACACGGACACGCGACGCGGTTGCCGCCGCCGCTAACTTTTATGCGGCTATCCAAAACCGAAATATCCAGCGGGGCACCGACAGTCAGGGAAGGCCATACCCCCAATACAGCACCAACCAAGCCCGCAAATCATTGTTCTACGGGAAAGGAAGGAACGCAGGAGCGAACGCCCGCCTAAGATCGTTTAAGGGCGGCACCATCTCATATGAGCAATTCCGCAAACTAAACAACCTGCAAACCAACCACCGCGACCATTTTTTTACGGGCCGCATGTGGAGGGAAACAGGTGTTACAAACCCGATAATTTTGCCGGACAGCGTTTTAATCAGCATAACCGGAAAAACAAGATACGCCAAAGACCTTTTAGGAAAAAACAATATAAGGGTAAATACCAATATTTTGGAACCAACCCAAAACGAGATTGACACGATAAAAAGGATGTGGGCCGCGTCCCGGGCCGCAAAACTTAAATTCTAATGCTAAACGAAGTCATAAACGGCCCGATCAACGACGCAATTTTATCGCTCAACTACTTGGAGCGGGTGGGGGGCATCATATTGCCCGCAACCGTCGTTAACGGCGATACCGTTATGACGTACCCCATTGGATCGGGGTTTGCCTCCAAGCCCGTGACAAACAGGTACGACGAATATGTACCAAACGACAAATTTGCTTCGTTGTCGTACTGGACTTTGGGGCCGCTTGAACATAATGTACGCATTGGGGCAAAATCTCCTTTATCTTTCATTGCACCATTGAAACTTTCGATATGGCTGAACCTAAAAAGGCTGGGTATCAACCAATCAGGGTTTCCCACGGATGTGATTAAAGATATTTTTCGTGTATTTGAAAGTTCCAAAACATTTACAGATAATAGTGTTTCGATAAGATTTTCCCGTCCAAAGATACTGTTATCTAACCCCCAAGCCGTTTTCGGGCAATTCGATTTTGCCTTCAACGAAAATATGTTTTTGTGGCCGTACGCATACGCGGGCTTTGACTTCGCAGCCGAAATTTTCTTAAACGGTTCCTGCTCGACTGGTTTTGAACCCGGAATGCCCATAAACTGCTGTAAAATATGACTACAATCGAAGATTTGAAAATGTCGCACGAAGCGCCCCTGTTTGCCTTGATCGGGATGCTTTGGCAAGAATTTGAGATGATCGAAGCGGCTGGAAAGGCTATTATGAGCAAATGGAAAGAATGCGCAAAAGAAACATCAGACCGCCAAACAGATGACCTTTTCGCGGAAATGATCGCAAGAAACAACAAAATGCTAAAACAAAAACGGGAACAAATAGGCATTCTCCAAACCTTTTTAAAAGTCCCAAAAAACAGTTCAAACTAATGGAAGGACAAACCATAGCCATATCAATCATATGTTCGTTGTCGGGCATGGGCCTTTTCAGGGCCATGTATTCGACAGATGACATTTTGGGGTTTATACCCCCGCTGATCGAAAAGCGGTTTGGGGTTGAATCAAAACCGTACAAACTCGCAACATGCGCCGTCTGCCTAAGCGGGCAGTTTGCATTTTGGTACGGTTTTTTGTGCGTATGTGTCGCGGCCAACAAACCCGCGTCCGCAGCCGCTTGGATTCTATCAATACCCACAAGCATGGGTATTGCATTCATAATGGAAAAAATTGTAAAATGATCGAACCATCGGAAATAAGCGTAAAAAGGTTGCCGAGAAACACAGAAAACGGGAACTTCAAAAGTTCGTTTGTGGCAAACGGAAAGTTGTACCGCCTCATAAACCCCAAAGACGGTTTTCCGTTGTCAATGGATACGGTTTTCAGCAAGTTCATGGGGATGCTAATGGCGGACAGCGATTTTAATAGCCTTTACTCATTTTTGGACAATTTGGAAAACACGATTGGCGAAGTTATGCAAAGCAAATCGGGCATAACATTGGTTGATGCGGTCGTTTCCATACGCGACAAAAAGCAAAGGACTAAAGAGTTATCGGAGGCAAAGTATATGTGGGGGCATTGGTTATGCACCACTTTCATTTTTTCGGAGCAGGAAAGCATATCCGACCCGTGGCAACAATCAATCGCAGAATCAAAAATTGATGATTGGGCGATTGAAGGGTATGCAAGGGAAGACTTTTTGGAACTGGCAGCGCTTTTTATAGCGGCCTTCAACAACGTAAACAACGCAATATTCAGCAAGATGTTGGAGGCCATGACAAGGGTGCCAAAAGGCAATACGGTAGGCTGATCGTGGAGCGGGGCGCGGTCGTTGACATTATAGAGCGGCACGAAAAGGCGACTACCAAGGCCGTTTTGACGGTCGCCGAACATTCGGGAATAGCCCCGTCCGAGCTTTGGCGCATGGACATCGTGGATTTTCACACGCTCATATCAATAATCGAAACAAGGCATAAAGATGGGGGAGCATAAAAAATCAACAAAAGACCGTAAAATGTCCATTTTGGTGGAAAGCGCCCAAAGGGTTATCTTTAACCATGTTTTCACGGGCATGGTTTTGATGGGCACAAAGCAGGGTTTGAGCATTGCGCAAATAATCGCATTTTACAGGGAGACAACGAAGGATGAGCGGTCGGACGTTCATTTATATAAATTAGCAGGTGAGGCACACAGGGTTTTTTGTTGACAAAAACGACAAAAAATTTTGTAGTTTAAACTAATCGTTGTATCTTTGTGAAAACATTTTGATTATGACACTTTTTGACAACAACGAATTTGAAGCCCCTGAAAACGAAATATCGCTACCTACATTCGATGAAATAGGTATCGAAATTGACGAAAGCCTTTTTACGGAATTTGGCAACATCATCGAAGATGACAAGTTCAGGACGCGCTATATAAAGCCGCCCCTACACAAAGGCATACCGCAACGCCGCATAAAGTACCGTTACGCGGCGGATATGGCCCGCGACATAAAACCAGCGCCGAACATGTGCGCCGTCGCTTTAATTGACGGCTCATTTATCGCAGGGGACTTTATAGAAGCGTTCATAACCGAAAACGACCTATATGTAAAGCACATGAGCGTTTCCACATTGTCGTTTTCACAAGACAATGTGGACAGTATAGGCAATTTGATGTTTGATGGTTTCGTTGATTATGTTGACCTTATCGTGTCAGACGGCTTTTTTGCCCACGAACGCGGCGGGCTTATCCATTACGCCTACCACGAACTGGACAAGCAAAACCGATTTCAATTGGCGGTGGCCCGGTGCCATACCAAAATCTGCTTATTGCAGTTGGACAACGGACAAAAGTATGTCATAGAGGGCAGCGCCAATTTAAGGTCAAGCGGATGCATCGAAGCGCTAAGAATCGAAGAAAACGCAGAAACCTACGATTTTTATCGTGCTTTTCACGATGAGATCGTGGAGCGGTACAAAACCGTAAACAAGGACGCGGACACGTTTTTTAAACACCGCCCCTTAAAAAGAACTGAATCATGGCAAAGAAAAGAAAAGGCAACGGTGCCCAATCCGAGGGCAAAGGAAACGGCGCAAGCCGAACGGGCAGGATAGGTTTTTCCGCACTTAGGGCACGAAGCACATTTGCCCGGCGGCGCAGAAACCGGGCGCGAGGAAGGAGCACACAAGTTTTTGAGGAAGCGCCATTTTAAGTAACAGCGTTCTATAACGTAATTATACGTTGTAGAACGCATTTTTTATTGGTTTTGATATGGAAAAAAAAAGCAGGGTAAAAGACAAAAATGTCTCCATAAAAGGGGCTGGAAAAGGCGGCGGCGGAACCATTTACCCCGCTCAAAAGGGAGAGGTCAGGAACCCAAACGGCAAGCCGAAGGGCACATTATCCTATGCCACAATTTTAGAAAACGTCCTATCAACCGAAATAAAGCAAAAGGACGGAACGACAACAACGTACAAAGAACTGATAATCAAAAAGTTTGCCGCCGCTGCTTTGTCGCAAGAGGCGACATTATCGGAGATTAGGGACTTTGTTAAAACCAGCGCCGCGTTTTTGGGCGAAGACCCCGGCACAAAGTTGACGGTTGAAGGCGAAATAACGGCCCGGGAGAAAATGCCCGAATCTTACGAATTTATCATAACGCCCCCGAGCGAAGCGGATGAGGGCTAAGGTTGAGTTTCACGCCGGGCAATATGCCCTTTTTTCCAATGCCGCCCCGTATAACCTTGTTTTGGCAGGTCAGGGCGGGGGCAAGTCATTCCATATAGGCGTCCTTGCGCACCTTTTTACCCGCTATTGCCCTAAAATGGTCGGCATCATAGCGGCAAACACTTATAGGCAGTTGTCCGATAGTACGCTCAAAGAGGTGTTCGACGTTTGGGCAAAATATTTCGGCATAACCGAATACGACGCAAAAAAAACCCCCGGCGGGTATTTCGTTTTGGACAAGCAGCCCCCGGAACACTTCACCCCGCACGGTTGGACGTTCAAAACCAACGAAAACAAAATTTTTTTGCAAAATGGCGCGGTCATAATGACGGCGCAATTGGAGAACTACAAAAGCATAGAGGGCACCACGGTAGGATGGGCAATTTTGGATGAAACAGCGGACACAAGAGAGGCGGCGGTCAGCGAGGTTATAACCGGGCGCTTGCGCCAACGGGGGCTATTTGTCCGAACGGACGTAAAAAACGGCTTTCCATTTTGTTTGGAAGACCACGAAAGCAAGGGAGACGAGATAAACCCGCTTTTCATCTTTACCAAGCCCGCGAAAACGGCATGGTTGTCGGAGATGTTTTTGTTGCAGGAAAAGACGTTGGAAATACGCCAAAAAATATACTCCAAAAACGGGTTTTACCAAAGTTTTGACGGCATAAGGCAGGTGCTTATTTACAGCGCGTTCCTAAACCAAAAAAATCTCCCCAAAAATTGGCTCAAAAACCGTATCGAACTTTTGGGCAAATCGGGGTTGGTTAACTCGCATATTTACGGCGATCCGTTCGCCAAGACGGGTGGCGAATTTGTTAAAGAGTTTGATGTCGGCACCCACCTAAGCAGTTCCATAAAATTCGACAAAGACTACCCAATACACTTTTCGATTGACTTCAACGCCAAGCCGTACATGACGGGTTTAGTCTGCCAGTTGGTCGAATGTTCGGGGGAATGGAACGGGTTAAACGATTGGTTGGAAATTAGGGTATTGGATGAATATGCGTTGGAAACGCCGCGCAATTCAGCCGGGCACCTTGCGGCGGAATTTTGCGAAGACTATTACGACCTTTGCGATATGGGAGTTTTCGTTTACGGGGATGCGTCCGGGCACAACTCTTTGCCCGTCAAGGGGACAGCATCGTTTTTCGATGACTTTACCCAAAACCTCAAGCAGGATTTAAGGTACACGAAAAGAGTGCCCAAACAAAACCCCCGTTACAATTCGATAGCGCCAAACAGTATGGGCCGGGCCTCGTTCGTCAATAAATTGTTTGAGGGTATGTTAGGCGTTCGGGTGCTGATACACCCCCGCTGCACCCACTTTATTGGCGACATAACTAACTGCAAAGAGGACGCCAATGGCAGGATGGAAAAGAAAAAGGAGGACGGGGTGGAAAAATTTGGGCACCATTTGGACGCATTCATGTACTTCGTTTGCCACGAACATGCTTTGGCGAAGTACGCAAAATTCAAGATAAATTAGCAAAGCCCGTGCTTTTGTGGGCACGGGCTTTGATGGCGGGTTGTGGCTGTTAATTAAAAAGATTAACCAAAGTATGTTAAAACCTTTTTAATTTCGCCGCCGTCACGGCTTCCTGATAAGTCCAACGCGCAAAAGGGCGGCGCTTTTCGATTTGTGTTTGGTAATGCTCGGCTACAAAATAAGCCTCAAATATTTTACCGCTTTTGACTTTGCGGCGATTTTTTAAAGTTGCCATGATTCAAAATTTAAAATTGTTAATGTCGTTGTCATCGTTTGACCTCACAAAGATACACCAAAAAGTATTTACCAAGCAAATATTTTAACACTTATTTTTAAATATTTTTTCAAATAAAACATAAAACATTGATAATCAACAATATAATTTTTTAATCAATCCGGTGAAAAACCATTAACTTTGCCGTAAAAACACGATATGAGGTTAAACCAGCAGGAGGGAGCGGAAAAACTCATTGAACTTGTTGCGCGTAACGCTCCACATTCCGCATATATGGACGCGGTGGATTACGCCAAGTTTTGGCAATCCATCGTTTCGGGCTTAAACCAAGATGAGATCATAGTATCATACAAACCGCGTGAAACGCCCGAACAAAAAGCGCAGCGCGTCCGCTTGTACGTTTCCCCCACCAAAACATGTTCCCAACGCGCATCCGTGAACATGGCGCGTTTGCGCACGTCCGACGCTCCACAGGAAAACATATCGTACCAGTCCGAAACGAACGAAAACGACGCGATTTTGGCGGCTTTGCTGTCGCGCTTCAACGGCGACCGCGATTTAAAAAAATACTTGTTCGACACACAAGAACAATACGTTAAACAAGACCCTCACGCCTTTTTGGTGGTTCTTTTCGAAGCCGAACGCGATCAAAGCGGCGCTTTTGCGCAAAAGCCCCGGCCCCGGCCCGAAATAGTGCCATGTTCACAGGTGTATGATTATGGCTTTTCAAACGGGGAGTACCATTGGCTTTGCAGGTTCCGGGAGAACCCCGGCACAAAAGGCAGTTGGAGACAATACACCTTATACACGCCCGACTTTGTGCATGAGGCGTACCAGACCGAAAACAACCCGAACGAATATCCAAACGCCCAATATATCGAATTTAAGCAGGGTGAAAGGACGGTATCATATTACGTCCAAACCTTCCCAATATCAAGTCAAAGGCAATTGCAATCGCCCCGCTATGAGGTGCCATTCGCCCCGCTTGGTTATAAGTTTTCGTCACTTAACGAGGGTAGGCCCATGCTCTCCAAAGAGCGATCCGACATTTACGCACCAGTCTATCAATCAATTTTTGACGGTGCGGAAAACAAATTTCGCGAATTAATAAGCAGGTCGAGCGAATACGCCCTAACCATAGCATTGCATGTTTTCATGCAAAAGTACCAGTATGTTAAAAAGTGCGATAATATAATCAAGGGCGAAGGCATGTGCGAAGACGGCACCATGAGCGTATCTAAAAGAAAATGCACTGTGTGCGGCGGCACAGGTAAAAAGGTTATGACAACCGTGCAGGATACCGTCACCATAACATTGCCCGACAGCGGGGAGGAATTTTTCCCGATCCGCGACTTGGTGACATACGTCGAAATGCCTTTCGAGATAGTCAACCATCTACAAACCGAAATCCGGCAATTAGAAAGCGACATCGAAACCGCCATTTGGGGCATAGACCTGCGCAAAAAGCCGGACGGGCAAATGACCGCAACAGAGGTGTTAGGGCGCTACGATACGGTTTATGTGGTGTTGTCCGAAATGGAACAGCACTACGCCCGCTTGTGGGAGAAATGCGTAAGATTAACGGCGAAATACGCGGAAATTGACGAGGGGCTAAGCGTATCCTACAATATACGAAACCGCTACGAAATGGAAACAGCGGAGGAATTGACCGCCGCCGTAAAAATGGCAAAAGATGCGGGTTTGTCCCCTGCTATAATCCGTGCCTACGAAAAGGCGATAATCAAAAAACAGGGACAAATGACCGAAACCGAAATACAATGGGAGGCCGCGATGTACCGCTTTAAGCCCTTTAAATCAAAATCCGCTACCGACATCGCTTTTATCTTATCCGATTTACCCGAAAACGACGAAATACGGGTTTTGTGGACGTATTTCGATGAAATATTTGAAGAAATACGGGAGCAGGAACCCGCTTTCCCGCTGTATCCGGTGACAGGCGAAGGCAGAACGCAGCGCAGCGTACTTGCCGCAAAAATTATCGAATATCAAGCCCGTATAGTAACGGTATCGGCGGAAATGCCCGGCGCGGTACTTGGAAGAAATGACAGAGCCTTGGACGTCCAAAGATTGGCATTGGCGGCAATGCGGGCAAGCGATGCCGGACAAACAGATTTGGCGGCAAAGATAAACGCAGCCATTGATAAATTAACCGATCAGATCAGCGCCGAATAATGCCGAACTGGGAGAAAATAAAGAAAATGGGGCAGGAGCGGCAAGATTATATCGCCGGGCTTGTTGATAAATTCGCCGACCAAGCGCAAGACCTTGCGATTTGGTTAGATGAAGCGTTCGCCGATGAACTTGCCGCGATCATGCAAGCGGGCCAAAGTGTTGACGAAAAGATACGCAGGATAAACGCATCCAAGGTTTTCAAAAACTTCTACCAAAAATCTGTTAATGTCGCCGATTGGATGGTGGACAAAATAAAAGAGATCGGCAAAATGTTGTCCGATTACTTCTCCGAACTTTTGGGAGGCGGCAAAAGGGCGCAAGCCGAAAGCGAAGCAAACAAACAGTTGGAGCGATTGGGGTATAAGGACGACATAAAGCCCGGCGGGTACTTCGACAACCTAATCAACGACAAAGGTCTGGAGCGCAGGATAAAGCGTTTGGCAATCGGGGCGATATTGTCGGGCAAAGATTTTTCGACATTTAGAAAAGAGTTAAGGCAGGTTTTTAGGGGCGATAAAAAGGCCGGGAAACCCGGTGCGGTGTGGGCGCACTACCTTACCAATGCCAGTACCGCGTTTTCGGAATTTGACCGCATGACATCGTTCCAAATGGCCGAAAAAAACCAACTTGGTTGGGCGCTTTGGAGCGGGCCGCGATTGGCCACCAGCCGGGCGTTTTGCATATCAAAAAAAGGAAAGGTATTCAGCAAAAAACAATTGATGGAAATGGACGCACAGGAATGGCAGGGCAAGATACCCGGGCAAAGCACGATCATAAGCGCGGGCGGGTATAACTGCGTTGATATTCTCCTTTGGATTACCGAAGAAATGGCAAACGAGTTCAAAAATAACAATGTATGATACCAGTAAAGTATGATTTTAAGCCCCACGTTGAGGGGGACACATCCGAGGCGGTCGAATTTACGATTGATAAAATCTTGACCGGAGCGGCGATAAAAATCCAATTCAGGGACGTTTCTACCAAAAAGGTTGCATTAACCTTGGAAGTTGGGGACGGTATCGAAATTACCGACGCGGACAGCGACCCGGCAACATTCCGGGTAACACACGGGGCAATGACGCCCCTAAATTGCGGGGAGTATTTTTACGACATGCAATTTACGTTCTCAAATTCCGACAAATTTACCTATTTGTACGGATCAAAACCAGTTTTGTCCCAATCAACGATTTAACATGCAAATAACTGTCAACGAAAATACGCAGGTCGTTTCTGTTTCTGTCAACGAAACAACCGAAACGGTAAATATAACAGTAGAGGAAACGCCGCAAACAGTTACCGTAACGGTTAACGACGGGGTGGAAGGCCCGCAAGGCCCGCAAGGTGCCACAGGCCCACAAGGCCCGCAAGGCCCGCAAGGCGACCCGGGTTCCGACGGTGCCACAGGCCCACAAGGCCCGGCGGGCGCAACAGGCCCACAAGGCCCACAAGGCGACCCGGGTGCCGACGGTGCCACAGGTGCCACAGGCCCACAAGGCCCACAAGGTGCCACAGGCCCACAAGGCCCACAAGGGGACACAGGCCCGGCGGGCGCAACAGGCCCGGAAGGCCCGGAAGGCCCACAAGGCCCACAAGGCGACCCGGGTTCCGACGGTGCCACAGGTGCCACAGGCCCACAAGGCCCGGCGGGCGCAACAGGCCCGCAAGGCCCGGCGGGCGCAACAGGCCCACAGGGCATAAAAGGGGATAAAGGCGACACCGGCGACACAGGCCCACAAGGTGCAACGGGTGCAACGGGTGCAACGGGTGCAACGGGTGCCACAGGCCCGGCGGGCGCTGATGGCGCAGACGGTAAAACCGTATTAAACGGCACGGGTGCGCCCGGTTCCGGCATAGGTGTTGATGGTGACTTTTATATTGATACGGTAGCCTTCCAAATGTACGGCCCAAAAACGGCGGGCGCATGGGGTGCGGGAACCGACTTGCAAGGGCCACCGGGTGACGACGGAACCGCCGCCACATCAAATGAATATGGCCCGGGCACATACGCAATAGACGTACCAAGTTGGGCAACTGGTTTGACGGCATATTTAACCGGAAGCGGCGGCGGCGGCGGCGGCGGAAGGGTGGCCGCAAGTCTCGCATCCGGCGGCGGCGGTGGGGCAAGCGGGGGATTTTCTTTTGCTACGATGTCACTTCAAATACTGGGGAATCCGACCCAAATCGGGCTAACTGTTGGGGCTGGAGGTGTAGGTGGATTAGGTGCTACTACTGATAGCACAGACGGCGGTGACGGGACAGACGGGGCAGATACAAGCATTGAAATTTTGGGTAATATTTTCTTAATTGCGAGAAAAGGCTTTTCTGGTAAAAAAGGCACAACTACAAATGGAATAGGCGGCGGGACATCGCCCGGCAATTTTTACGGCAGCCTTGGAGGGGCGAGCGGACAGCCCGGTAATGGAGGACTTGGAGGAACCGGATCAAACCCTATAGCAAGCCCGGGCGGTGGCGGCGGCGGCATTAATCCAGCGGGTACGGTAGCGGGGACAGGCGGTGGTACTGGTGCGTCTTACATTGGACTTTATCCCGCAATTGCCTCAACTCCAGTCGGCGCAAATGGCGTTACCACGCCTGTGGTCGCCGGGCGCTTTGCCGGGCAAGGTGGATCGGGCGGCGGCGGCGGATTGACGCAAAATGCCGGAAATGGGGGAAATGGAACACGCGGCGGCGGCGGCGGTGGTGGCGGCGGTGCAAAAAACGGGTTTTTGGCTGGGAATGGCGGGAATGGCGGCGATGGATACGCATTGATTATTTGGTTTTAGGCAGATGGAATCATAATCACTTATTTTTAGATAATTACGAATTAATTTAAAAAATATGTTTTACAAAAGGTTGCAATATTTACGGATAGTTGTATCTTTGCAAATCTTTTAACTAAAACATATCCTTTACATGAAATTCAAAGATTTGAAGAGGGCGCAAATTGCGCATCCTGAAACCGGAAAAATCATATACCCACATTACTTTAACTCCACCGTAACGGCGCTCATAAACGCCCGTTACGGTGAGGGGACGTTAAACCCGACGTCACTCGCCCTTTACACGGGCGAAAAGCCGCCCAAAGGGGGCTATGTTTCCAAGATCAGGCGCATGGTATGCGAGGTGCTTGGTTTTGGTATCGAAGAAATTATCTTTCCAACATCTGCACAAAAGGACACGCCGGAATATTGGCTCGCAGCCGCGAATGCTTGCGAGCAAATGGCTATTTCTGTTAACAATAAAAACGCATAATCATGTACGACACAATCATTTACCACAATGCCGACCCGGACGGCATTTTTTCCGCCGCCATCGGCTTAATGACAAACCTCGATGCCGAGTGCATCGGCTACAATTACGGGGATGACTTTCCGGCAATTGTAGATCGGTGCCACGGCAAAAGCGTCCTTATTGTAGACGTGTCCCCAAAGAACTGGCAGGACATGCACAGGCTTTGCGGGGTGGCAAAGTCGGTGTTTTGGATTGACCACCATCCTACGGCATTTGCCGCAATGAAAGAAAATGGTATTGAGGAAATCCCCAATTTCGGATATGATTTCGAGATTGAGAAATGGGGCGCGTGTAAGAAGGTCTGGGAACACATTTTCCCGGACGCGAAATGGTATCCCCTTCCTATTTTGGTAAGGTGTATTGCGATGTACGACGCATTTAGGGATTATGGTACAGATTATTGGGACATGTACGCATACCCTATGCGGTTTGTGACGGCGCAATTTAAAGACCCTGAAAATGCTATGTACTTTATGGAAAAATGCAACGACCTTGGTTTTTTTGAAAAGCAATTGGAGCAAGGCCGCGCTATCGCGCAATATGTCGAACATGAAAACGCCGCATTGGTAGCCAACCAGAAACTTTGCTACCCCTCGACATTCCGGGACGGCACCCGCGAATATCGTATTTTGCTGATTAACCGCCCATTGTTCGCGGACATATTCAAGTCATTGGACTTGTCGGAATATGATTTTTGCGTAGGGTTTCAAAATTCGGCTGACGGTTGGCGTGTCTCTTTGCGCGGCGCTGGCAAGGATATTGACCTTGGCAGTATTGCGAAGGTGTTTGGGGGTGGAGGCCATAAGGACGCGGCGGGGTTTCACGTTTCGACATTTGGGTATTTGAGGGACATTATTGATTTTTAGGGGTAAACCTTGAAAACCATTAAGCATTCACAATCTAAACACTTCACCATGATCTTGACAAAAAAAGACATTGCAAGGATTAAACGCGCACTTGACGCCGCCAATAAGGCGCAAGTTGCGGCACAACAGGCGCAAAACGACCTTGCAAAGTTAATTTCTGATATTACAGGGGTGCGCGGTAGTGTAGATTATTTACCCGGTGACGGAATGAAATTCACGGGAAACATGATCGAATACAACTATATCCCAATGAGCATTGCAATTGACGACCTGCTTGAGATGGCCGAAAACGGGCAAGATATTTCAAGGGAGTTAATTGCGGAAAACTCTTTTTTGTAGAAGCAACTTTTTCACCCCCGGACGCGCTGCTGCATCAGCCGACCGCGTACCAGCCGACCGGAATTGACCGGTATCGCCCGGAATGGGGGATTTTTTCACAATTAAAATTCAAGAACATGGCATTAAATTCTAAGATAGAATGGACGCACCACACGGCAAATCTATGGTGGGGCTGCACCAATGTCCACGAGGGCTGCGATAACTGCTACG